CCACTAGTTAAGAAATCTCCGTTATTAGTTATGTGGGCGTGAACTGTACCATCGCTTTTTTGCCATTCTTGCAGGTTGGCACTATGAGAAGTGGCAGCCTGAACAATGAGTCCAACATCAGTAGCGGCAGCAGGTTTAATTTCTAAAGTCGCATCTGGAGTTAGATCTGATGACCCAACATCACCAATAGCAAGTAATTTACTGGAGGTGTCACCAACAATAGTTTCTTGAATGTGTAATTTATTATCATTAGAACCGATGATACTGGCCCCAGTTTTACCCATTCTTATTTCTATATTATTATCGCCAGTTATATTGTATCCAGCTTCGTATCCAACGGCAAAGTTAGCATCACCAGTCATACCACGACCAGTATAAGTACCCAAACAAACTGCTTCTTGCGCACCCTCGGCATAAATTAACGTACTGGAACCAATACCTATAGCCCGATAAGCATTATTAGACGATTGCCAAGAAGTCGCTTTTCCAGCACTTGGACCAATAAATACTGAGTTTCTAGCGTACTGAAATTCTCCAGCTTGATCTCCTATTGCAACACCATCCAGAAAAGCATCATAGCCAGCACGACGCCCTATGGAAACATGTTTTGTAGTGCTTACCCAAGATTCTGCTCCAGCCGCTGTGCCAATAAATACATTGTCGGCAGCGGTCCCGGTATATCCAGAACCCGCTTGATAACCTATAGAAATACCAGAACTGATACCGTAGGAATCTGTGCCAATTTGTACAATTTCATCATTAAAGATGATTTTGGCAACATCAGTAATTTCTTTATCTTGAGCATCTAAGTTACCACCGAGTTGTGGAGTGGTGTCTTCTACTACGTTTGATAGTCCACCACCACCGCCACCGCTTCCATTAGCGGCAGCAGTAATTCTACCTTGAGCATCAACCGTG